AGAGTAGTCTTCACTTTTGGTAGGTTTAATCCTCCTACTATCGGACATGAGAAACTTATTGAAGCAGTTGCTAAGCAAGCTGGCAGAGATGACTACATGGTTTTTACCAGTCATTCTCTAGATAAGAAAAAGAATCCTTTGGATTCTAAAACAAAAGTGAAGTACATGAAACTAATGTTCCCTAAACATGCCAAGAGCATTCAGTACAATACTGATATTAAAACTCCTATTCATGTTCTACAACATTTACAAGGAACTTATGAAAATATCACCATGGTAGTTGGTAGTGATCGAGTCCCTTCCTTTACAGGTATGTTGACAAAATACAATGGTATTGAGTATACTTTCAGAAACATTGAAGTAGTATCTGCTGGTGAAAGAGATCCTGATGCTGATGGTGCCGCTGGTATGTCAGCAAGTAAGATGAGAAAAGCAGCAGCAGAAGCAGATTTTATGTCATTCCAGAAGGGCATTCCAGATACATTGAACATCGAAAAGAAGATGGAATTGTTTATGGAAGTACGAAAAGCTATGGGTATTAAATGAAAGACTTTAGGGATATTAAAAAGACGGCAGACCAGCAACGGTTTCGCCTAAAAGAGGTTTATCAACCAGGAGATCTGGTATTCAATACTAACACTGGAGAAACTGGGAGGGTACATCGTGCTGGTCCTAACTATGTTATCGCTATTACTGAAAGTGGGGATATGTTCCGCGCTTGGGTATCTGACATACGTGAAGTACAAGAGACTATAAATAAAGAAAGGAAAAGTAGTATCTTAAACAATGGAAAGGCAGAAACCAACGACTGACATCAAACACAATGATGAGTTTTCAAGAGCTCTTATTGAGTCCTATGGTCGCTGGATGGGCGGCGCTGGGTTTGGACAGCACCTTGCTGAGGAAGGAATTCCTGCTGAACAGAAGCAAGGTCCTGAGTCTCCTGCCAGAGAAGGTGGTGCCGATGCTTCCACTTCAATTCCCTCACTAGAAGGTAAAGAGGAGAAAGGTGATGAAGGTGCTAAAGACATTAAAGCAAACGCTGCTGCTCCTGACCCCGCCATTGATGTACGTACTGGTTCTGGTAACAAATACTCACTCGGAGCAGAGATTAGAGACACCACGAAGGTGGTTACCCGTGAGGAGAAAGAATTGTGTGAGTCATGTGGTAAAGCAAAGTGTGCCTGTGGCGACAAGAAAGATATGAAGAAAGAAGAGATGGTTCATGAAGAACTAATCGGCACGACTTATGAGTTTGAACTCAATGGTGTCACCTACATGATGGAGAAGAAGAAAGGTCTTGACGGTAAAGCTTGCTGGAAAGGTTACAAGCAGATGGGCACCAAAATGAAGGGTGGCAAGCGTGTTGATAACTGTGTCAAAGCAGGTTATGAACCCGAAGGTGAAATGATTGATGAGAAGAAGAAACTAGATCCCGTCAACCACAAAGAACTCAAGGGCGACCACGCTGATAGAAAGGATAAGGACATTGACAACGATGGTGATGTAGATAAGTCTGATAAGTATCTACATGCTCGCCGTAAGAAAGTTTCTGCTATCATCGGTGCTAAGAAGAAGATGAAGGAAGAAGCAGAACTTCGTCAGGAGATCGAAGAAGAAAAAAAGTGAAGGCGGCACACGTCGAAGTGATGCCTGACATCGAAGACGGTGCCGAGATGAACAAAACCGAAAAGAAAAAACATAAGAAATATGTTTTGAAGACTGCTGAAAAGCAGCGTATGAAAGAAGAGGCAATTCAAGAAGTTGCCCCTCCTGGTAAAAAGTATGAGCGTATGGTGAAGCATATCAAAAAGAATTATCCAAAGGATAAAGAGGGTATTGCTTACGCTACTGCTTGGAAGCATAAGAACAAGAATAAATAATTCAGCTCATCATGCTGAATTAAAATGCTCTCATTCTTACTTCCCCTTGCCGCTAAGGTCGTCAAGGATGCCGTTGCCAAAGTTCCCGACAACGAAGAACTAGGAGAAAAACTAGTTGAGATCTGTATTCTTGTTCTAGAGAAAGCAGTCAAATTGACGAAGACCGATATGGATGATCAACTTCTGGAGGTTGTCAAGAAAGCAATCGCCACAAGAGAAGAAGCTCCTGCCGAGTGATCTTAAGGGGGACTGAGGTCCCCTTTTTTTATAAATACACATAGAATAAGTAGTAATCTTTCGGAGTACGTATCCATGACCCTGTACAGCCGTGCTGAAACAGACGCACAAAGTTTGAAACTTCTCAACACGACTGAGAAGAATTCTGTAGACAAGTATGATCATGATAATACCCTAATCGTTGATGGCGATAGCACTGTTGCTGGTGCCCAGGGTTATTCAACTGCTGCTCGTAGAGTAGTCTTCATTGATGAAACTGAAGCAACTCTTGCTGAGAATAAAGAACGTGGTCTCACTGCTCCTGGTTGGTGGGAGTACTTCACATACACAGATTCTTCTGGTAAGACCCGTCACAAGGCACAGCATCTAGTATCATTCAAGAGTGCTCCTGCTAATGCCGCCGATGCTGATGACGATGTAGCAGCAGATGTAGCAGTTCTGATTGCTATCAACACTCAACCTGCTGACACATCAGTTGCTACTGGTGCCGCTCTTCAACTGGTTGTTGATGCTATCTCCACACCTCCTGCTGATGCTTCACTTCTTGTCTATCAGTGGCAGAAGAAGTCGGGCAGACGTTGGCTCAACATCGGTTCTAACCAACCAACTTATGATGTTGCTGTTTCTGATGCCGATGATGCTGGTTCATACAGAGTCAAGATTACATCCACTAACGGTGGCGAAGAAGTCATTTCTGATACCGCTGTTGTAACAGTTACTGTCTGATAATTTATGATCTTTGATGAGTTGACCCACGAAAACTGGGTAATGTTTGCTATTAAACATTATGATAATCCAACGTCAGTTACATATACTGACTTTGAAGAAGATCTAAATAGAATTAAGTATATCAAAAGATTACTTCGTCGGTATGATACCACTGGTGAATTGAAAACACACCTTATATTAAATCACATTATTGTGATGTATAATGTGTTTGACGATGCCGCTACGCCTCTACTCTTTTTTAAGATAGAGGCGACGTATTGGTCAATTCTAAAAGCATTTATGCTTTTCTTAAATAGATTACCCGAAAGTTTAAACGTTGATGTTAACCAAGAATGTCTGAAGCAACTGAATCTAATCTAAATGAAATGATGGCAGGCGATGGTAGTGGTTTAGCACTGCCACCTGCTTTTGTATTTGTGAATACTAAGAAGCGTAGGACATATAAGAGCTCGGATAAGGTTGACGGTAGAACTAAGGGTGCTAAATCAATGCTCTCTCGTATCACTAAACGTAAGAAAATGAAAGAACAGGTAGAAGAAACAATTATTTCTGAAGCTGTGCCCTCAGAAACTGAGAGAGCACAAAAGCAGATCGGGCAAATGAAAAAACTCGGTCGTCAAAAAGATCTTCAGAAGAAGCGTGATGAAGCTAAGAAGAAGATGCAGTCCAAGACGAAAGAAATGGACGTTCTTATGAAGGCTCGTATGTCAGACTTCAAAAAGAAAGCAAATGATCAAACCAAGAAATTGAAGAAAGAAGAACTTACTATGGACAATACTATGATTGTTGAAACCACTGATGCTCTAGAAGTAGCACTCAACGTTGCTACATCAGAACTAAACCCTAACGGCGAAACTTCCTTTGCTAAGATTACTTTTGGTGATGGCACCCAGCAGAACCTAGACAGTTTCTCTGCTAAGCGTATCGCTGCTACCTATGCTCAGTTGGATGAGCCCAAGCAACAGCAGTTCCGTTACATGCTTAACAAAGATGCTGCCACTTATCAGTCTGCTCTTGAATTTGCTATCCGTAACAACTGATAAAAGAGTCCAATGGCGTTCGGTCTAGGTAAATTAGCGGTCCTTGAAAGTAAGCTTGATATCTATGAAGACCTAAGTAAAGAGATGCTCGACAAACTTGAGCGAGCAGTCTCTACAATCTCGGACAATAGTAATAAGATTGCTATTGTCCTTGAGCGCCATGAAAATCGTTTAGATGAAGGTGAGCGTGTGAATGATGCTATAGTTCAAATGATTAAAGATCATCAGAAGTATGATGATCGTATGTTTAAGAACATTAATGATAAGATTGAAGAACTGAATAAGAAGACAGATAGAAATACAAGGTTTGTTATTGGTGCTACTGCTGTCTTGGCAACGATCGTGACAGTATTACAAGTGGCACCACCTATCATCAGACTCTTGACACCAGGGGCAACCGCTGCTACTATGGAGGTCGTGAAGCCTTTGTAATGAATGTCATTTATTGACGTAAAGTATATCCAACTAGTATCCTCTCGCCTAGTTCTCTTCAGTCGCAAGAAGGCAGACCTGTATAACTTCAGGTGTCCTTACTGTGGTGATAGTCAGAAGAGACGCAATAAGGCGAGGGGATATTTGTTTAAGATCAAGAATGACTTTGTGTTCAAGTGCCACAACTGCGGCATGGGTAGGACACTTGCAAACTTCTTGAAGGACCAGGATACATTCCTTCATGACCAGTATGTCATGGAGAAGTTTAAGGATGGCAAGACAGGCAAAGGCACAACCACTCCCAATCCTAAGTTTGAATTCAAAGCACCAAAATTTGTAAAACGTGATACAGGACTTGAAAAGATTTCTTCGCTAAATATTTCTCACCCAGCGAGAGAATATCTTGAGAACCGAGGCATCAAAGATCTAGATTATTTTTACTATTGTCCGAAGTTCAAGGCTTGGACAAATGAACAAAAGAAGATGTTTGACAACCTCAAGCAAGATAGTCCCAGAATTATTATTCCATTCCGAGACAAAGAAGGTAACCTCTTTGGATACCAAGGCAGATCGCTAGCCCCTAAGGCAAAACTAAGATACATTACGATCATGCTGGATGAGGAACAACCCAAGATCTTTGGACTGGATAGGGTAAAAGAAGACAAACCTGTTTATATTGTTGAAGGACCATTTGATGCGACCTTTCTTGAAAACTCTGTTGCTATGGCTGGGTCCGACGCTGATGTTCGGACGTTTGGTTGGAGCAATTATATTTGGATATTTGATAATGAACCACGCAACCGAGAGATCGTCGCACGAATCTCCAAAGTCATTGACCGAGGAGATAAGGTAGTCATTTGGCCAAAGAAAATACAACAAAAAGACATCAATGACATGCATCTTGCTGGACATGATGTACAAACTCTGGTAGAATCTA